CATTAAAACCATTAAGTGCGAATAATTTAATTAAATCTATTAAATCATAAAGATAATATGAGAATATATTAATTTCTGTGAGCAGTACGAATGTTTGGATAAGGTATTTTAGATAAGCTATGGAATAAGGTCGTTCAGTATTTAGGTTGTGATTTAGCTTAGTATTTAACTTTTTAGAGTGTTAACATTTTTTTTAATATCATGATTATATTGAATTTGTTTTGATTTTATTGAGTGTTTGGACACGGAGATAATGCGTTAAATGCGATCTGTATACAAGCTTAGCTTAGTAATCATTGGCGTTCGACGCAGATTGCAGTAGTATTGACAGGTCTCTTACAAAAAATTAACAAGCAAAATACGCAAGTGAAGGAGAGGTTAATGGATAGCAAAGTAGTAGTTCCGGCAGAAGGCGCTAAAATTACCATTGATGCAAAAGGCAAATTACACGTTCCGAACAACCCAATTATCCCTTTCATTGAAGGTGACGGTATTGGGGTTGATGTCACTCCAGCAATGTTAAAAGTTGTCGATGCAGCAGTTAAAAAAGCCTATAACGGTGAGCGTAAAATTTCTTGGATGGAAATTTATACTGGCGAAAAATCCACTCAGTTATATGGTAAAGATGTTTGGTTACCTCAAGAAACTCTCGATTTAATCCGCGATTACCGCGTTTCTATTAAAGGCCCATTAACCACACCAGTTGGCGGCGGCATTCGTTCCCTCAACGTTGCACTTCGTCAACAGCTTGATTTATACATCTGCCTACGTCCAGTTCGTTACTACAAAGGCACACCAAGCCCAGTTAAACAACCTGAACTCACTGATATGGTGATCTTCCGTGAAAACTCAGAAGATATCTATGCAGGTATTGAGTGGAAAGCGGGCAGTGCAGAAGCAGATAAAGTGATCAAATTCCTGCAAAACGAAATGGGCGTAACGAAAATTCGTTTCCCACAAGATTGCGGTATTGGTATCAAGCCATGTTCTGAAGAAGGTACAAAACGTTTAGTTCGTGCAGCGATTGAATATGCTATCGATAATAACCGTGATTCAGTGACTTTAGTTCATAAAGGCAACATTATGAAATTCACTGAAGGTGCATTTAAAGATTGGGGTTACCAATTAGCACAAGAAGAATTCGGTGGTGAATTAATCGATGGCGGTCCATGGGTTAAAATCAAGAATCCAAAAACTGGCAAAGATATCATCGTTAAAGACGTTATCGCGGATGCATTCTTACAACAAATCCTGCTGCGTCCAGCAGAGTATGATGTTATCGCGTGTATGAACCTGAACGGTGACTATATTTCTGACGCATTAGCGGCACAAGTTGGTGGTATCGGTATTGCACCGGGCGCAAATATTGGTTCTGAATGCGCGCTGTTCGAAGCGACTCACGGTACGGCACCGAAATATGCAGGCCAAGATAAAGTAAACCCAGGTTCTATCATTCTGTCCGCAGAGATGATGCTGCGCCACATGGGTTGGGTTGAAGCGGCAGACTTAATCGTTAAAGGTATGGAAGGCGCAATCGCGGCTAAGACTGTAACTTACGATTTCGAACGTCAATTAGAAGGCGCTAAATTACTGAAATGTAGCGAATTCGGCGACGCAATCATCAAACACATGTAATTTATTACGTAGTGTGATTAATAACGGGAACTTAATAGTTCCCGTTTTTTATTGTCACATTTGAAATGGTTATCAAAAAGTTATCAAAACGAATTATCAAAATAGCCTATATTATCTACTGATAATTTATATCTTAATGATATCGTCCTAAGGGGATTTGGTATGAGAGTATTTAAGTATAGAGCTGGGGATGATAAGGTGTTTTCAAGGGACTTATCTTCATTAGAACAGGATTATTTTTGGTCTCCTAATTATGGCAACCTAAATGACCCATGTGAAGGTCTAGTACTAACAGACCAAGTCTTTGAACAATTAAATGTTTTAAATAATGTGTTTGCTAATGCAGAACAAGCTTCTTTTATTTCATTTGATTCAGTGAAAGAGGCATTTAGAGATTTAATTGCTATTAAAGATAAGTCTGGAATTTACTCTTTAAGCAAAACTTTTACTGATGAACTATTATGGGCGCATTATGCTAATAGCCATTATGGCTTTTGTATTGAATATGATTTAGATAAATTGTGCGACTTTGAAAGTACTAAATATTCTATTTTTGATGTCATATATCAAAATAAGCCACCGGCAATGAATGTTGACAGCATGTTTGCCTCAGAAAATCAAAACAAGACTCTCCAAAAATTAACAAGTGTAAAATCTAAGAGATGGCAGTATGAAGAAGAAATCAGAATTATCACTCCAAGTGAGGGTAAACAGTATTACGATTTCAGAGCTGTAAGGTCTATTTATTTTGGTTTGCGAATGGAAAAGAAAAATATACGGTTGATTATGGAAACCCTTCAAGGAAGGGGAATTAAATATTTCCAAATGCAATTGAAAGCCAATTCATATGAGTTGACACATCAACCCATTGATGATTTATATCCTACAAAACAAAAATACAAATATTCAATTTCCCCTATAGATGAACATGCTATTGATGTGCAAAGCTTAGATGAGAAATGGAGTAAATATAAGCCTTACTTATTTAAATTGGCAGAGATAGCTAGAAGAGAACCATACTGCCAAGAGGTCACTATGGTTGCTCTAGATACTACACAAAGTACAATTGATAATCCTATTTTCTTTGCACAATTTAAGAGAAAGGAGTACAGGCATAAGAACATATATTTAACTATTAAGGAGATAGATGATATTTTTGCGCTAATCGATGATTTGGATGAGAATTACTGCAGCATCCACCCTAAAGCTTAACTAGCAACCAATCTTTACCTCTATCATCATTATACCTATCGGTTTGCTGTTGGTTTTTATGACCCAGCAAATCTTTAGTGTTTATCCCTTGCTCGCGATATAGCCTTTCAGATAAAGAGCGCTGTTCATGAAATGAAGCTGGCGTTCCTTCCCCCCAATTAATATCAGTTTTATTTCGCGCCTTTTTAAAATTTGTTGTTATTGTATTTGCTGTGACTTGCTCACCACGATTTGCTTGAGAAGTTGTATGGAAATAATGGATCAGATACTGACTAACAACGCGGTCACGACATCTTGAAACAACTTCTCTCAATGACATATTTAATGCATCAGATTTTAGCGCTAATGGAATAGCTAATTTACTCCCGGTCTTTTCTTGTGTGATATGCAAATGGTCATCCCAAATATCGCTAAACTTCATTGCTGAAATATCGCCAAGTCGTTGTCCAGTAATTACCGCTAATAGCATTGCATTGCCTAAATACTTATGTTGTTTATCAGCAATATCAAATATTTTTTGCCATTCTTCCAAGTTTAAGCGCTGGCGGGTGATCCGCCGTTTTGGCTGCTTAGTGGCGAGTGCAGGATTATACCCTGGTGGAACTTCACCAGCATGTTGTGCCTCTTTAAACACATCGATTAATACGGATCGAATAACTTGTGCCATACGATGTTGGCCATTAGATTTATATTCATCGAGTATTGATGCGATATCTCTCGCATCAACTGCTGGCAAAGGCTTCATTGCGAGAGAGTGGCGCATTAGGTCCACAGGTTTTCTTTTTTGCTTATATGTGTTTTGTTTTATATCACCGTCAGCAAGGCGCTCCTCTTGTATTACCCAGTAGCGATCTAGCCAAGTATTTACGGTGATCTCTTTACCTTTAATTCTTGCTACTCTATCGCTGATTGCCATGACTTGACGGCTGCGTTGTTCCGCTAATCGGTTATTAGCTTCAATAGCAATTTCACGGGCTTCAGCCTCATTGTCACCGAGTGCATGATATTTGCCAGTTATAGGGTGGCGATAACGCCAATAAACCTTGTTAGCTTTTCTGCTAAATAGTGGGTAGAGATTAGGGATATTGACGTTATTTTTACGTGGACGGGCAGCCATCGTTTAAAATCCTTTGTAATTTAGGGTTATCACTCTTATTGATAACCGGTGATGTCAAATTACCGACTAAGTCGGCATCTTCTCTCACGCGCCAAATACCACCTTCTTTTTGTGCTGGTGGATAGAACAAGCCACTCCTAGCATAGCGTTGTAATGTCCCCAGTCGAGGAGGGCGACTTCTATAACGTTCGCTCGCCCATTCCTCCAAAGTTAGCATTTGCATAATTACCTCCACATTCTGCCGCATACAGATTAAGTATATTTAGAAAAAGAGGCGGCATGGCACCGCCAAAAATTATCAATAACTAAAACACCAATAGAGATGATAATGAGAGCCTGAACTAACTTAGCCACATCAGGCGGCTGTGGTATTCTTGGAAGCCCTACACAACCAAGAGAATTTAAAATGTCTAATTTCGATAGAGACTTACAATTTAAAATTTTAGAGTTAGCATTAAATGATTACCCGTTAACAATACAGAGTGAAAATATTCCACCTGATCTACAAGAAAATGGTACGAAAAAATTACTTGCCAACATTGTCTATCTACAAGAAGAAGGCCTAATAACTGGTGGTACCGTAGATGTTTTGGCTGGCTTACATCCTGCCATTAACTTAATTAAAGCAACCAATGATACTGTCAATCTCTTACGTAAGGATGGCAGTATATCCGCACCATTAAAGCTTATTACCGTTAAATTGCATGATGAAACATTAACCGCAATTCGTGAGTTTATTAATCAAAACATTACCGACCCAGAAGAAAAGAAAGGGTATTTGCAGCGCTTAGAAGGGCTTCCCGCTGACGCCACAAAACACATTGTGCTTGAAATACTGGGTAAGGGGCTGAATCAGATCCCGAACGCAGTTCAGTGGCTACAAACAGTGCTCCATTCTTAGTAAACTCATCTTCATTACGTAATTTTTTAAATTTAACCCAACCGATAGTCGGGTGAAGTTCAAGCCAAAAATCATCATGATCGTCGGTTGATAGCGTAAATGCATTTTCATGGAAAACAACCGAGTAGATTCTTATTGCCTTAGGCTCGCTAGTTACTTCACTCATACCAGTTACTCCACAAAGTTAAAAATAGCACCTGATTATTTAACCACCTCAGGTGGCGGTGGTTTTGCTGTACCCATACAACAAAATTCAGTTAAGCACTAATAGTGACTTTACAGCGTTCGGCCTGCTCGAAAATTTCATCATCGAGTTTTTCTATCTTGCGCTGCAGATCTTCTTTTTCTTGCTCGTACAGAGCCTGTTTAGCCTTAAGCGAATCTAGCGTTTTAAATTCAGCGGCCTTTTGAAGGATCCATGCCTGTGCATCTTCCTGCGACATTGGCACGCTAAAGGTTACGATTGGTTCTATTGGAGTGGTATGCATAAGACTCCTAAGTTGTCAAAGTTGTATATAAGAATAACTTCTCAAAACACCATTTGGTTGTAATTTAGTTGTATTCAAAACTAAAGTCAACAACTTTATGTTGTTTGATTTAAGTTAAAGAAAATTAAAGGATAGAGAAAATAGGAGAGACTATGAATATCAACCCAGCTTTTAACTATAAGCAGAATAGAGACAAGCTATTTGCGAACCTAATTTCTATTATCGATGGCGTTTTATCAGACAATGAACTATCAGATTCTGAAATTATTTACATGACCACATGGCTTTCTGACTCAGAGCAAATTTCAGACAACCCATTTGTAGTGCTTTTACAGGAAAGAATAGCAAGAGTTCTGGATGATGGAGTGATTACAGCAGATGAAAGAGAAGAATTGAAAGGCGTTTTACTAGAGGTTCAGCGGTCAATAATGGATATGCCAAATATTGACTTATATTCAAAAGAGTCAGATATCAATCTACTCAATGGCTTGTGCAAAGGAATAGTTGCGGATAGACAGTTGGGCATTGATGAGATTAATTATCTTGACTGGTGGCTTACTCAGAATGGAATGCTAAAGAGAAATTATCCTGGCAAGCACTTATATGAACTAATTAAATCCATTAAAGAGGATGGAATTATAGAGAAAAGCGAAAGTGAGCTGCTTTATAAAGCCATGGTTGATTTCTCTGGTACAGATCTAGATAGCGGGATTGTTGACGGACTCTCATGCCATTTACCATGTGACGACATTGATAATTTCAATGTAATTGGTGCAACAGTTTGTTTGACTGGAAATTTCGTGACAGGAAAGAGATCTTTAGTTTCAGAAATTATAGAGAAGGCAGGAGGTAAAGTTATTGATAGGGTGACACAATCTGCTGATTACCTTGTAATTGGAGCTCTATCATCCCGCGATTGGAGGTACTCCAGCCACGGGCGAAAAATTGAGAAGGCTATTGAAGATAGAGATAGTGGTAAATCTAGTATTAAAATAACTACAGAAGATATTTTAATGAAATTCTTACCAGCTTCTTGATGACCAAAAGACCCTACCAATAACATGAACTCTGGTGACAGCTTCACTTCTAGGTAGCTGCTCATCAGGGTATTCGTCCCTATTAAAGCTACGTATTATTAGTCCGCCATCAGGTCGATATATCAAGATCTTAACGCGCAATAAAACACCATCTCTTATTGCATAAAGATCCCCATCTTTGATATCTCTTTTGGTGATATCAACGGCTACTAAATCACCACCATTAAGAACAGGGTAGAGACTATTTCCAACTATTTTAACTATCCTTGCATTACTTGCAGAAACGCCATATTTACGTAATTCATCCCTTCTGAATGGGTAGGTATATTCTTCTAATTCAATAAGTTCTGCGCTAGATCCGCTTCCTGCTGCTAGTTCAATATCAAGTACCGGAATATCGACAAATTCAACATTGCCATGACTAGGGATTTCTTCCCATTCCTTTACTTCAAACTCTGTTTTTAACCCGTTTCCATCATGGGTACCGAACTGCAGCCACTGAGCAGATACATTAACAGCCTTCGCGATATCAGCAATTCGACGAGGTGAATTTGTTTGACCCGCTTCAATCTTTTGAATGGATTGCTGACTAACACCGACTTTTTCTGCCAGATCTGCTTGGCTCATTCCGGCTTTTATTCGCGCATCTAACAACCGTTTAGCTATAGACATTGTGATCCCTCCCATTTATTCGACATTTTACAACTTTAAGTGTTGAGAGTTCCAACATCTAAAAGTTGTCAAAGTTGTTATTTTGAATTAACCTTAAGTTGTTTTTACAACTTAAGGGGGAGTTATGGGTAACTCAATTGTCGAGTTGTGCGTTATCGGGTTGCAAAAGGCAATTGATGCAACAGGCGGGCAGACTCAATTAGCAAAACGTATCAGTGACATTTCAAATAAGCCAGTAAAGCAGCAGCAAATCTGGAATTGGCTGAACAGAAACAAACGAGTGCCGGCAGACAAGGTGCTAATAGTTGAACGGGCATCAGGGGTTTCACGAAATACATTACGTCCAGATCTCTATCCATAACAACGGGTAGATTCTACAAATAACAACTAACAGAGTTAACTACAAACAAAACAACGGAATTGTAGATATGTGCAAAAAAACACTAAAAGAAGTTGTGAAAGAAATGTGCAAAGCATTCCCTGGTGGTCGTTCAGCGATAGCGGGTGCTTTGGGAATATCTGAAACCACTTTCAACAATAAGCTGTATGAAAAGAATGGTTGTCGATTCTTTGAGCATGACGAATTAGAGGCAATAGAAGAACTGTCGGGAACTAAGTTGCTGGTGGAGTATCACCTAGATCGCCATGGCATGACAGCGATGGAACCCATTGAAGCTGAAAAACTCGATCAGGTTGAGCTGTTTGATATTCGAATGAAGTTAGGTGCAATGCAGGGGGCGCTTGCCGTTTTAATTCAAGAAAGCATAGCTGATGGCATTTTAACTGGCGATGAAATCACCGCGATAAACAAAAAATCTCAAAAGGTTTTTGCTTATGCAAAGCACTTTATTGATTCACTACCTGTTGTTTATGGGGTTAAAGCGTAATGACTAATTTTAGGAAGGTTGACGCTCAGGATATGCGGTCCCGAGCGTCGGTGCTAATAACAACTTTTGTGGAGCAACTACTAGCATGAATAGTGTATGCCAAATTCAACCAATAAAGCAATTTAGATGCTTACCAGTCTCGAAACAAGGTTCGCTTCAATATGTAGAAATCATAACGTCAGCAGATGAGTCGGGCAACTACCAGAGAAATGAGAAATTGGTAGATATCGCTGAGTTGAGAAGTGACTGGGCTAACTTTTACTTCAATAGCAAAGGCGAGGCACATGACTGATGAAGATCCAAATAATCTCAATCCCATTTATCTCGACAAGCGCGGCATTCCTGTTCGTGTTGTTCGTTATGACCGGGAAAAAATGTGGGTCATTTACATGCGAGAAGGCTATGAGCATGAATGCTTTGCTCCGTTATACAAATTTAAAGATGAATTCAGAAGAGTCGAGTAGGTAGCAACTATGAGCGTAAAACTATCAAGTTATGTTTGGGATGGCTGTGCGCCAGCAGGTTTGAAGATAACCTCGGTTGCTATCATGGCTCGTCTCGCTGACTTTTCAAACGATGAGGGCGTGTGCTGGCCATCGGTGCCAACAATTGCTCGCCAAATCGGTGCGGGTGAAAGCACTGTACGTACCGCTATCAAAGATTTAGAAAAAGATGGCTGGTTATCGAGAGAAAAGCGTCGCAAAGGCAACCGTAATGCGAGCAATATCTATCAGCTTAATGTTAATAAATTAGCTTCAGCAGCGAGAGCCGCATTACCTCAACCAGCAGAATCTGATACGTCAAATCCTGACGCGTCAAAATCTGTTGCATCAAAATCCGTTCCGTCAGAATCGAGCAAAAATAATCGTTTTGACCCGTCAGAATCTGGGGGCGATCCGTCAGTAATTTCAAAACAAGATCCATCAGTAACTAACTCTTCGTCGCAGAATTCTGGCGAATCCAGCGACAAGCCTAAAATTGATTTTTTAAATCGTTACCCAGAGGCAGTGATTTACAGCCCTAACTTCCAGAAATGGGGATCTGCGGATGACCTCAAGTGTGCTGAGTGGTTGTTTGGTCGCAAGTGTGAAGTTTTCAAAGAGCTTGGGCTGCAAGAGCCGAAAGAGCCAAATTTCACGGAGTGGGCTAACGATGTTCGCTTGATGGTTAGCCAAGACGGTCGCACCCACAAAGAGATTTGCCAATTCTACAAACGCGTTAGCCATGATGAGTTCTGGAAGAAAAACGTTCAGTGCCCAAGAACGCTACGTACCCAGTGGGATGATTTAACCCTCCGTTTAGCGGGTGAGCAAAAGGTTTCAATTGACCAAGTTCAGCGTGATGAGGCATTCACTCGCATCATCGGATCACATTCTAAGCCTCGAAATCGCATCGAAGAAATTGCGGCAGAGTTAGCAGGTAAATCAGGTGTGCGTCGAATGAGTGATTTTGTTGGACGCAAGGCATGGGCGGGTATTTGGCAACAGGCAGCAGAGCAAGCAGCGAAAGAGGTGATGGCATGATTTCAGCACAAAAGCGTCGGTATATTGAGTACACAACACATTTCAACGGTAGGGCTTTTTGCCGCGATGATCTTTTCAGTGAATTCAACATGAAAAAACGGGCTGGAGCGACAGCTATCATCAAATCTTTATTGAACTATGGATTGATTTATCAAGATCAGGACGGGCTTTATCGTGTATCTACTAATTGTGAGCAAATGCTAAAAGAGGGGAAATTTCGTTCTCATGATTCCTCTGCGAGTGCAAACGGGATTGCTGCTGAATCTGCTTTATTCGCTTTAGTTCGGAAATTTGATGAACTACTGGCTGGAGTCAGAGGATGAGCATATCACTTGTATTGCCATTTCCACCGAGTGTAAATGCATGCTGGCGTAATGTGAATGGCAGAACACTAATCAGTGAAAAGGGACGTAAATTTCGGGGGAGTGCCATCGTTGCTATTTATGAGCAATTAAAGCGTAAACCGATAGCGATAACTGAACCCGTTTCTGTAAAGGTGAAAATGTATCCGCCAACAAATCACAAGCGAGATATTGATAACTATTTGAAAGCACCGTTCGACGCATTAACACATGCCAATATTTGGAAAGACGATGACCAAGTGAAGAGGGTGGAAATGGAGTGGTGTGAGGTTGTCAAAGGCGGTCGTTTTGAAATAATAATTAGTTTGCATGAAAGCGCAAGTGCGGTTGCGTAGATGGGGGAATAGCATGAGTTATCAATGGATACTAACGCCAATACTCGTACCAGAAATTGGCGCTGTGATTTTTAAGCCAGGTATGCACATGAATACATTCAGCGGAAGAATGTTGCTGATGACTTTGCCTGCAGAATTAAAGCATAAACCATCAGGGCTAATCTCTCTTTCTCAGCAATGCCTCAGCGACAAGATGAAGGATATTGAAGAGATAAAGCAAGTATTAGATTTAGCTGTAGATCCTGAGCCACCAGCAAGTTTTATGAAATTACCGAAGTTTCAGCGTTGGGAGAGTATGAAATATCTGAAATGGGTTAAATCACAGCCTTGCTGCGTTTGTGGAGCTACAGCTGACGATGCTCACCATTTAATAGGTTACGGGCAGGGTGGCATAGGCACAAAGGCTCATGATTTGTTTACAATTCCACTATGTCGAGTTCACCACAGCGAGTTACACAAGGATCCGAGAGGGTGGGAACAAGAAAATGGTAGCCAGTTAGTTTTGTTATTTAAATTTCTAGATCGCTCTATCGGTCTAGGCGTATTTGGTTAATGCAGAGTGCGGTCTGCTAAAGAGGTATTAAGTGATTTATCCATTAACAACAGGTAAAGGCGAAGAACATTTAAAATTACGTACACTGGAAAGCGTGTGGATCCGTGGTCGTTTAAAAATGTGGGGAAGATGGGCAGCATTTAGCAAGGTTCCTAGTGCAGCAGGAATGTTTAATCAGTTATTAGAAGAGCCAGCAATCACCAAAAAAGCGTTAAGAGACGCAATGAAAAGAATGCGCACTTCAGGGTTATCCAAAGACACGCTATTGATGTTCTTAGAAGAGTTTAAGGATAAAAAAACGCTAAGTAGCATGTGGTTCTGCTCGGATGCTGAAGGTGGCAAAATGGATAAAGTCATTTGCGAGGTCATGAATGCTGATGCTGGTTTATTGAATATTCTAAAAGAGCATTATGTTTATAAAAAATCTCAGCATGAAATTGCGCTGGAGCTTTGTGATAAAGAAGAGCGTTACTGTCTTCGTACATATCAGGACAGAGTTAAGGCGTGGTTAAGTGTTGCTGAGTTTATGCTTTATCACCCAATGTGCGATGAATTCGACCATAAGTATCATTATAGTGAATAAGCCTTGACTATTTTGCCGATAAAGTTATAGTTTTCGTATATGCTGCACGAAGCTGTACAAGCAAGGCAGTAAACAAATTTAAGGCCTCGCATCTGCGGGGTTTTTTGCTTTCTCAATAATGAAAGCTCTATTTGCCATCTTCTGTCTAATTCATATGCTAGATAGTTTTATCTATAGCTCTTTCAATCGCTTTACATTCAGGACCATTTCCACTGGATTGCTCTATTTTACCCGGTAAGTTACCCTCGGGAGTATCCATCTTTATCACGCAAGTATCTGGTTTAGCTTGGGGCTTAGTGTTCGATGAACAACTTGTTACTAAGGCGATAATAAAAAATACTAATATAGCTTTGTTTTTACGCATACTCTTTATCCTGTTTTTAAAGGGTAATTATTAATGCTACCAAAGGTTAAGAGTGAAGTACAAAGTAATCCATAAAGTCGGTCGGTACGTTTTATTTATTTTCTATAACGTTTAAATGGTAGGTCTGCCACTCTTTAAATCGACCCGCAAAGCTAGGAGTTACCTTTTCATTGTGGATAACGCGAATGCTGAGTACCTACTCATATATTCTTCCAATTATTTATCTGCGTTAGATCTATTCATTGATGTGAAGCCGTCTATTTGCTAGGTTGAAATAACGGGGAAAAGAATAAGGTAGGGCGTTATGGATTATTATTTAACGAAAAGTGATCGCGATGGAATAGTCGTATTACATAAAAAAGTATGCCCGCAACTTATTCAACACAGTAATGCTGCTTATGTTGGTTATTATTTTGGTGAATATGGCGCAGTACAGAAAGTTGAAAGCATGACTGCGAGCACTGTTGTTAGTTGTCCTGAATGCATGACTAATATGCAAGCTGAGAATAGCGTTTTTGAAAAAAAACGATAAATACTAGTTACTATCATTTTAAGTATAGGTAGTAATTCAACAACAAAATATTCCAAGGGCTGCGCATAGCGTATGCCTTTTTCTATTTAAGAGAAGTATCGAGTGAAAAAATCCTAGTCACCGTAACTAAGCTTAATGGGTAATTTCATTTGAGATATACCAACAAGGTAATCTGTTGGTACAAGATACCTTTAACGGTAGTCGGATACTAAATTTAACAAAAAATACAATATTGATTGTATTTCAAGTGAGGTAGCCATTGTGACCACTCATTGTGATAGTGACGCCACAGATATCTCAGTTAAAGTCATTAGCTAGTTAGCAGTAAATACAATAATCTATCTCTGGGTACCCAATAAAGGAAATAGATATGTTTGTAGATAGTGAATTACTGCCAGACCCAGACAATATAAATTCAGTTTTGGGATGGGGAGTGGTTAAATATAACCCGTGGCATCTTGATAGCGTACATGCTACTAAAACTCAAGCGGAATTGAGAGCATCGTTATTAGGTAATGGCTATAAAGTGCATTATGGCTCACATAAATTACAAAGTGACGATTTTATCTGGAACAAAGTATCCTAGGTAAATGACTCCAATAACTTAATTTCAAAATATTAGGTCACTTCGGTGACCTTTTTTATTGAAGAAAAAATGAAAAATTTATTTATTAATCTGTGTAATAAGTTATCTGGTAAAGCAAAAAAGAAATTAAGTCTCTCTTGGTCATTCCGTTGTTTCCTCACCGATTCCAAATACAAAGTTTATTGGCGAGCAGTATTTCATGAATTTATCGAAAACCCCATGTAGAGAAATAGATAGCTGCGCATAAGGCGGAGTTGCGTCTGCCAACTATTCAGTTCTAGCTGTTATTGCTGGTGACTTTCTATTAACTAAATATCGGACACTCTGAAGAAGTATATGCATATGGATAAATTAACGACTGACGCCTCCGATGCTGCTTCGACAGGTTCAACGTTTACTGGTTAAAGCAATTATTAGATGGTTTTTCATCGGCGCAATGGGCTGCTATTGGGGGCTTGAGAAGTCTGCTATTGGGTGTGGCTACATACTTTATTCTACGAATTTTAGGTGCCAATCTGATAAGCGTGAATACGTTGTTACCTAACTTATAGGATGAAGCCTCGTCAATCGGCATTTTTGTTATTAATTGAGTATCCATTCGATATGTGTGCTATGGTGTTTAAGACAACATACCTCATTGCTATAAATAGCAAGCCTTGCAATCGCAAGTTTTTATCTAAAAAATAGATGTGGTATCCGGCGGGAAAATGCCCAAGGAAAAACCATGGCAGGATCTATTATTTATGACTGTATTTTTAGGTTCATCAAAAATGTTTTTATCATTGCACTTATGTTTTTAGTGATCTACGTAACGTTAGATTGGCTAAAGTAAGTACATCCCGCCATTAACTCAACTGGAAGAGTATTTAGCTTAATTAAGGTTAAGAGTCGAGGTTCGATGCCTCGATGGCGGACCAAATAACTATAAAGCCTCACGTCTGTGGGGCTTTATAGTATATGCACATTCTTCATTTTTGAGAGTTGTGTTGTGATGGTCATCAGATGAGGTTTTCGTCGATGGCTATATGGTGTACCTTTCTATTTTAATTTCCTTGAATTCGAGGAAATAAACAGAAAGTGGTAACAATGGATATTCTGCCATAGTAAGTCCCGACTTGTGGATGAGTAACGCTAAATGGCCTTAGCCAGGGAAATGGTCATTCATTTCATAAAGTCGCCTAGTGCGACTTTCTTCGTATTATCCACAGCAAATCAAGTTCAATATGTTTAATTACTACATTGAAGTTGCTGGTGGCTACCAATTAACTAAAACATCGGAACACTCCGCAGGGGGTGGATATGCGTATGCACGAAAAATACTCTAGCCCCTTTTCTTATGCTCTCGGAGTCATCACTACTGCAGTCGGGGCTTTATCGTTAGATCAGTGGGCGGTACTCATTGGGATCATATGTACAGTCGCAACATTTTTGGTGAATTGGTATTACAAGCGGAAAGAATTCAAATTAAGAGAGGCTAACAGTGGCAAAGATACCAAATAAAATTAAAACAGCTGCCGCTGGTGGCTTAATGGCCTTGACGGTAAGCATGATTGCTTACTTTGAGGGCATGGAAACTAAGCCGTATAAAGATGTAGTTGGTGTGCAAACTGTATGTTATGGCCATACAGGTGCTGACATCATTCCCACTAAAACCTATTCCGAATCAGAATGTTTAGCTTTGCTTGAAAGAGACCTCAATAAAGTCAGGAAGGGTGTAGACCCGCTAATCAAAGTTGATCTAGACGATAACATTCGAGCCGCAATCTATTCCTTTGCTTACAACGTGGGAACAGGTGCTTTTGCGCGTTCTACGATGCTGAAGAAGCTAAATGCTGGTGATATCGCTGGTGCATGCAACGAACTTAAACGCTGGACATACGCAGGGGGTAAAGAGTGGAAAGGCTTGATAACGCGCAGAGAGATAGAGAATGCTGTATGTCTTGGAAAGTTCGCCTATGCATATCCGCTTTCATTATCGGGATCCTCATTTTCTTGGTCGCTGGCGTATACGTACTCCGAGATGACACATGCGGCAATACTGATAAGGTAAGTTTAGAAAAGCGCTGCCAAAGTGCGGTCAATTACAACAAAGCCCGGCAGGTTAACTTATGAAGATAGATAACTCGTTTTGGCTTTTTTTAATGTTAGTTGCTGTTAGTTGGTTGGCATTGACGCTTTATGATAATAACACTGCAGTTAAGAACGACAACGACAAGTTAAAGCAAGATAACATCAAACAAAGTGCAGTCATTGCCATTCAGTCATTTCAATTCAATCGCTTCAATCAGATAGCAACAACAGCATACCGGAACGGCATTCAAGCTGATGCGAAAGCGCAGGAGAAAATCATTGAATATAAAACGATACTCAAAGCAGAGTCTTCTTGTGATTCTCTTGTGCCTCAGCTTGTTACTGATGGCTTGTTCGAGTACACAGACGAGTTACGAGCGCGCGCAATGCGTTCCAATTCCATCAACATTGACTAATTCTGTGGTACCGCCATTGCCGCCTGACAGTGACGGTAAAACCCTATCATTCAAAGCGTCTGTATTATGGAACAGATTATTGCTGGGAACGATAGAAAAAGCGAATGAGCAGCTTAAAGCAATACAGGAAATTGAAGCTGAGAGAATTAAAAAATAGACCCACGTGTCTAATGAGGGTCTGAATGTATAGGATAGTTTAAGTCTTATTATGTTTTGTCTGAGTAGACGTGTCATACATGCTCGCGGCTAGTATTAGCTTGGTAAGCGAGCCTATTCAACGTACTCCATTGTTTAAATAATAGCCAACTTATATTTGTAAAGGTTCATAACCATCAGCTAATCACCGATGACTTTTTGCTTTTGATAAATAAAAATGCCCCAGAAATCGGGGCTAAATGAGAATAAATGCTTTTGAATAGAGCTTCACTATACGTTAAACACGAAAAGCTACAACAATAAAAAAGTAGTATTCTCAAGCAGATATTACAAATCGGAGCCTCGTAATGCGGGGCTTTTTTATTGGTGTAATTATTCCAACATTTGAAAATTAATACGGAGATAACAGCATAGTGAAAACCTACAGCTTTCCGCCTTATGGCCCCGGATACAATTCGAGTGTCGTAGTGGTACTTGACCGCATGACTCATTTCGAGGGCATTAGTTTTAATGGCATTCAAGGTGCTGAGATTCATTAAGATACAGGCGCAAATTAATCACTACATGAATTTACACAATAAGATGGTCAGTTGTGATACACCATGAAGTAATCACTATCTGTGATGGTGACGAAATTATTTATGGAGATCTTAAGGCTCTGAAGAACATGGAGTTTTACAACCGGAAGGGTAGATTTAAAAAATAGACCCCGTGTCTAAAGAGGGTCTTAATGTCGTAGGCTTTAATATAACTTATTGTTTTTAGGTTTTGTTGAAAGGTCATGCATGTTTAGGTTTCAAAGCTAAAGCATACTTCAACGCGGCAACAGTACGCGCTTACCTAGACAATAGCTACCTTATATTTGTAAAGGTTTATAGCCATCAGCTAATAACTGGTGGCTTTTTCATTTGTGGAGAAAATTATGCCGCCTCGCATACCTCGATCTTGTCGCAAGCATGGCTGCAGTAAAACAACCACTGACCGTAGTGGTTATTGTCAAGAGCACATGAATACAGGATGGGAAAACCACCAGCAAGGCAAGAGCCGTCATGAGCGCGGTTATGGCTCCAAGTGGGACAAGATACGTGCTCGCGTTTTGCATCGTGATAAACATCTATGCCAAGAGTGTTTGAAGTCAGGTAGACCAACTGAAGCAAAGACAGTGGACCACATCAAACCTAAGGCGCATGGTGGTACCGATGATGATAGCAATCTGCAATCGCTGTGCTGGTCGTGCCATAGAAGCAAGACGGCAAGTGAACGAACCAGAGGATAATCGCTATATTGCGATAACTCACAAGGGGGGAGGGGCGGGTCAAATCCCTACCACTCTCGCCCTAAAGTACCGCCGCCTTACCTTTTGTTATATCGCCGCAGGTTAGAAAACTTTTTTATGGGGATCCCCAGCGTTAATTAATAGGAGGTTTCTATCATGGCTGGACCACCTAAAACCCCGTCACATCTGCAATTGGTGAGGGGGAACCCATCAAAACGCCCCATTAATAAACAAGAACCAAAACCGCCGTCAGGGGTACCCCAAACACCAAAGTATTTTGATAAGCGGGGTAAGTATTGGTTCAAGAAAATGGGCGAAGAGTTAGATGCACTGGGTGTCATGAGCACACTCGATGCAAAAGCTCTGGAATTATTAGTTGAGGCATACGTTGAGTACCGGCATCACTGCGAAGTGCTCGATACTGAAGGTTATACCTACAACACTACGTCAATGACTGGCGACATTATCAAAAAAGCACATCCAGCGGCTGCAATGAAAGCCGATGTTTGGAAGCGAATCCGAGCTATGCTCAGTGAATTTGGCATGACACCTTCAGCAAGAACAAAAGTCAGTGTCAAAGGCCCTGAGCAGGAAGATCCACTAGAAGCATTTCTGAAAAAGCGCAAATGATGAATGGCAACCGTAGCAGATGGAATTCAGTACGCCGAGCAGGTCGTGGCTGGAGAAATTGTTGCGTGCGAATTGGTGCGCTTAGCGTGCCAGCGTTTTTTAAATGATTTAGAGCATGGTCCTGAGCGTGACATCTATTTCATTGAAGATCGCGCACAGCACATACTCGACTTTTACAATTTTATCCCGCATGTCAAAGGGGTATTGGCTGGAAAGCCGATTGATTTAATGCCGTGGCATGTCTTTATCTTGATTAATATTTTCGGGTTCGTGATCCCGTTAATTGATGAATTAACCGGTGAACAAGTTCTTGATGATGATGGTGATGCCATCTTTGTTCGTCGTTTTCGAACCGCATTTAATGAAGTGGCTCGTAAGAATGCAAAATCAACGCTCTCCAGCGGTATCGGTTTGTACATGACCGGGGCTGATGGCGAGGGTGGTGCTGAGGTTTATTCAGCAGCAACGACTCGCGATCAGGCACGTATTGTGTTTGAAGATGCCAAAAATATGGTCAAAAAAGCGAAAACAACGCTAGGTCGCTTATTTGATTACAACAAGTTAGCGATTTACCAAGAGCGAACGGCGTCTAAATTTGAACCACTTTCCAGTGATGCGAATAACCTCGATGGCTTGAATATTCATTGTGGGATAGTCGATGAGCTCCATGCTCATAAGACTCGCGATGTGTGGGATGTTCTTGAAACGGCAACAGGTGCGCGATTGCAGTCGCTTTTATTTGCCATTACAACATCGGGTTTTAACAAAGAGGGGATCTGTTACGAGTTACGGGATTACGCAATTAAAGTTCTAACGGGGGTTGTTGATGATGACACTTTCTTTGCCATTATTTATACCCTCGATGAGGGCGACGATGATTTTGATGAGTCTGTTTGGATAAAAGCTAATCCTGGGCTTGGTGTCTGTAAGCGTTTTGATGATATGCGACGTTTGGCCAAGAAGGCGAAAGAGCAAATTGCTGCTCGTCCTAACTTTCTCACTAAACACCTTAATAAATGGGTGAATGCTGAATCTGTCTGGATGGATATGAGCAAATGGGACGCCTCTCCAGCTAACGCGCCTGATGATGAGTTGAAGAATTATCCAGTTTGGATTGGCGTTGATTTGGCTAGCAAAATTGACGTCGCTGCAGCGATAAAAATGTATGAAGACGGGCAGGGAAAAACGCACATTAAATGTAAGTTCTGGTTGCCAGAAGATCGCATTGAAACCGCACCGAAACACATCGCAGAGCTTTACCGGAAATGGGCTGATGCAGGTTGCTTAGAATTGACCGATGGTGAAGTGATTGATCATGACATTATCAAAGATGACATCCTGAAGTGGTGCGAGGGTGATGATGTTCGTGAATTAGGGTTTGACCCATGGAGTGCAGTTCAGTTTTCACGCCGACTAGCGGAAGAAGGTGTTCCATTAGTTGAGGTCGCTCAAACAGTTAAGAACATGTCTGAAGCCATGAAAAGTGTTCAAGCTGATGTGTATGCAGGTAAGTTTCATCATGATCACAATCCAATGATGGCTTGGATGTTGTCCAACGTTACCGTAAAACCGGATAGAAACGAAAATATCTTCCCCAACAAATCCACACCCGAAAACAAAATTGATGGTCCAGTTGCTATGTTTACCGCAAAAAGCCGTCAATTGGTGGGTGGTGGGAATGATAAACCGGATATATCAGGATTTATAAACAACCCAATCATAGTAGGTATCTAATGAAACATAACAAGAAACCGGGGCGTATTAAGAGCGCGCTTCTTAATTGGTTGGGCGTCCCGATCTCGCTAACCAATGGAGGGTTTTGGCAGGAATGGAGCGGAACAAGTAGCAGCGGGAAGTTAGTCACCGCAGACAAAGCAATGCAGCTTTCTGCAGTCTGGTCATGTGTTCGATTATTGAGTGAGTCAATATCAACATTGCCAATCAAAATTTACAAGAGCGAAAGCGATGGATCGAGAAGTTTAGCAAAAGACCATCCAGTCTATAGATTGCTTTGCAAACATCCGAACATAGAAATGACCCCATCAAGATTTATGCTGATGGTTGTTGCTAGTCTATGTTTGCGAGGAAATAGCTTTATTGAAAAGCTATACATTGGTCAAAAACTAGTTTCTCTTAATCCATTACTACCACAAAACATGGTCGTAACACGCAATGATTCTGGGGTGCTTGAATATGAATACACAGACCCAACGACTAAGTCAAAGAGAAAAATCTCGCTGAAACACATGATGCATATTCGTGGTTTTGGCATGGATGGAATTTGTGGAATGATCCCTGTTCAAGTGGGAAGGGATGTTATTGGGTCAGCATTATCTGTCGAAGAGTCAGCGGCTAAAATATTTGAAAATGGATTGCAAAGTTCTGGTTTTTTATCGTCAGATCTTCCGCTTAATGACGAACAACGAGAACGGATCAGAAGCTATCTGTTGAGTTTTGTTGGTTCAAAAAATGCGGGCAAAATGATGGTTCTTGAAGGTGGCATGAAATACAACAATGTCACCATGAATCCTGAAGCCGCTCAAATGCTGGAAAGTAGAACATTCAGTATTGAAGAGATCTGCCGCTGGTTCAGAGTTCCGCCATTTATGGTTGGACACATGGATAAACAAAGTAGTTGGGCATCCAGTGTGGAAGGGATGAATATGCAGTTTCTTACGAATACACTGCGCCCGCTATTAGTCAATATTGAGCAAGAAATCAGCCGATGTCTGTTAAATGGCGATGATGATTATTATGCGGAGTTCTCTGTTGAAGGGTTGCTTCGTGCAGATAGTGCAGGTAGGGCTGCATACTACACAACATCGTTACAGAATGGTTGGATGAGCCGCAATGATGTTAGACGGTTGGAAAATTTACCTCCGATTGATGGTGGTGATATTTATACTGTTCAACTCAACTTAACACCGCTTGATCAACTTGGGCTAAGTGACACTGGCAATGAAGCTGAAAAGCTGAAAGCGCAGATCGCCAACTGGTTATTCCCAGAAACTCATACATCAACTCACTCTAACAAACCTCATTCCGAGGAGTAAATTTAATGAAAAAAAGCCATTTGCCGGTTGCGCTGGCGGAACGCCCCTGCGCGTCGATTAACTATGAGCTAAAACCCCAAGCCTTGGATAAATGGAATAGCGGCATTCGTGCAGCTATTTCTGATAACACTATTTCTGTTTTAGATGTGATAGGTGAGGACTTCTGGGGTGAAGGCGTTACCGCGAAACGTATCTCTGCCGCACTTCGTTCGATGGGTAACAATGATGTTGTCGTCAATATCAACAGTCCTGGTGGCGATATGTTTGAGGGGTTAGCTATCTATAACTTGCTCCGAGCCCACAGTGGGAAAGTTACCGTCAACATTTTAGGCATTGCAGCTTCAGCGGCATCCATTATTGCAATGGCAGGTGATGAAGTGCAAATGGGTCGAGGTTCATTCCTGATGATCCACAATTGCTGGGCATTCGCTGCTGGCAATCGGCATGACTTCGCCAAGCTTTCGACAGACCTCGCCCCGTTTGACCAATCAATGGCTGATATCTACGTCTCACGAACTGGGCAAACTAAAGATGTCGTCAGCCAAATGATGGATAACGAAACCTACATTGGCGCCAGTGATGCGATTGAAAAAGGATTCGCTGATGGACTGCTCACAGCGGACTCACTCGATGACGGTGACGAGAGCCCACAAGCGGCCATTCGAAAACTGGATGCACTGCTGGCGAAAACCAATACACCTCGCTCTGAACGTCGAAAACTTATTAGTGCTTTAACCCGTGGTACGCCGAGCGCTACTTCTGATCCCGATGGCACGCCAAGCGCTGCCAAAAATATCAATCTTGAATCCCTTTCGGAACTTGAAAAGGCAGTTGATGCCTTCGCAAATCTATCAAAATAATTGGAGTTATTATGTCTGATACAAATGAATTACTGAAAAGCCTGTCCGCTAAAATCGAAAAGGCGAATAGCGAGTTTAATGCTAAAGCAGAAGAAGCATTAAAAGAAGCCCAAAAGGTGGGAAGCCTAAGTACTGAAACGAAATCGGCTGTAGACCAGATGGCTACGGAACTTAACGCACTGCGCGACTCAGAGAAAGCGTTGAAAGCGTCACTGGGTGAGTTAGAGCAACACGTTGCCCAAATGCCACTGAACAACGCAATTCAAGCAGCGAAAACCATTGGCCAGCAGGTGATTTCTGCGGAAGTACTGAAAGATATCAACTCAAGCTTACAGGCCAGTAAGCGTATTTCCATCCCTGTTCAGGCGGCATTAACTTCGGCGGGTGTTGCTGAAGGGGTTGTTGAACCTCAGCGCTTACCGGGCATTGATGTTGCACCTAAGCAGCGTTTATTCATCCGTGATTTAATCGCGCCGGGGAAAACTACATCAGCAGCAATCTTCTGGGTGCAGCAAACCGGATTCACTAACGCGGCAGCGGTTGTACCTGAAAATACAGCTAAGCCCTATAGCGATATTCAGTTTGCAACCAAAATCACACCAGTGACTACGATTGCGCATATGTTCAAGGCCTCTAAGCAAATCTTGGACGATTTCTCTCAATTGCAGTCGCTGGTTGATGCTGAAATGCGTTATGGACTGAAGTTTGTCGAAGAGCAGGAAATCTTGTTTGGTGACGGTTCAGGTGCTCATTTACACGGCATCATTCCACAAGCATCGAAGTACAAAGCAGAGTTCGATGTTGATAAGCAAAATGGCATCGATGATCTACGCCTCGCTATGTTGCAGGCTCAATTAGCGCGCTTCCCTGCAACGGGCCATGTTCTTCACTTTATCGACTGGGCGAAGATTGAATTGCTGAAAGACTCGCTGGGTCGTTACATTTTAGCCAATCCATCAGCATTAACTGGACCAACTTTATGGGGTCTGCCAATTGTTGTTACTGAAACGGCGGCATTTAAAGGCAAGTTCTTAACGGGTGCCTTCAATGCGGGTGCGCAGTTGTTTGACCGTGAAGAAACCAATGTGGTGATTTCGACAGAGAACACCGACGACTTTGAGAAAAATATGATCTCAATTCGTTGTGAAGAGCGTCTTGCATTAGCGCTTAAACGTCCAGAGGCGTTTGTTTATGGTGATTTCACAGCGCCTACCTCGGGTGAATAATCTACAAGCGGTCATTATGACCGCTTTTTTATTTTGGTGAAAGAATATGAAACTAACCGTATTACGTGCCATTTATTTTGGTGGAAAAGTAGCTGTTAAAGGCGAAACCATTGAAACACTGGAGTTGCATGGGCGTGAATTAATTCAAAAAGGCTATGCATCTGAATTGGTTATCGAACACACTACTGATCAGCAGGAGCAGCAGGAGCAGCAGGAGCAGCAGGAGCAGCAGGAGCAGCAGGAGCAGCAGGAGCAGCAGGAGCAGCAGGAGCAGCAGGAGCAGCAGGAGCAGCAGGAGCAGCAGGAGCAGCAGGAGCAGCAGGAGCAGCAGGAGCAGTGGGAGCAGCAGGAAAAAAAAGCCAAGCCTAAAAAGGAGAAATAATGATTTCTCTTGATCGGGTAAAGCAGCAACTAAGACTTGATTCTGATCATGATGCAGAAGATGAGCTTCTTAATGTTTACATTAAAGCGTCATTATCTTTGATTGAAAATCATACTCGAAGACGGCTGGTAACTGATAGCGATAAAAAAGATAGTGATGACCAATTAGTGTTTAGTGACGATGTTGAATTAGCAGCATTATTGGTTATTTCGCATTGGTACGCTAATCGTGAATCTGTTGCTATTGGTTCATCTGTAGCTGCAATGCCACTGGCATTCGATGCACTATTGCAACCGTATGTGAGGTATGGGGTATGACACCGCTATTATCAGGCGAACTCAATAAGCGGATTTGGTTATCGCGTATCGAGGAAGTGAGGGATGAGTTCGGCGTCCCTAAATCTAGCGTGGTGAAAGTCAAAGATGTTTGGGCAAAAGCGGAGGCGATGTCTAACCGGAAAATACGCACCGCCGATCAGCAGCAGGTTATCGAAACGTACCAATTCACTATTCGACCACGTAGCGACGTTAATATCGGGTGGATCATCACTTATCAAAATCGCAACTTCACGGTTCGCGCTGTTGATAGAAACCAGTCAGACCGACTGATCATAACGACGGAGGCTGACAATCAGCATGATAGAAACTGACATTAAAGCCGATTTGGAGCGACTAACAGGATTAAAGGCATATCCTTTAGGGCTTCCATCCGATGTGTTGGAAGGGGTTATTTATCAGCGCATCAGCGACCCTAAAGCGCTTACCGGACTCGCTAAAACCTCCCTTGTTCAATCGCGTTTTCAAATTACCTTTCAGATCCCCAATGACTATGCAAAAGCATTGAAGCTAGAAGCCTTAGTGCTTAAAGCTTGGGAAAACATTACGCACGGTCATATCGGCTCATATCCTGTACAAACCGTTCAGCGCGGGGCTTTCATGCAGTCACGAGAGGAGCAGACAGATAAGCGCGTTATTTTCAGAGTGATGCGTGATTTTGTTCTTACTTATCCAGAGGGCGCCTCATGAGAATGACGGTCGAAGTGAAGGGGTTAAAAGACCTGGAGTATGAGCTAAATAAACTAGGAGAAGAAATTACCACAAAGGTGTTAAGGCAAGCTGGGCGAGAGGCAATGACACCCGTGTTAGACGATATGAAAAAGCATGCTGGTTATGATGCGACAAGCGAAGCTGAGCACATGAGAGACAGCATCAAAATTACCACCACAAGCCGAATGAAGGATAACAAAACACTCTCTGTCATGACAGTAAGAGTGGGTCCAACTAAAGCGCATTATATGAAGGCGAAGGCGCAAGAATTTGGCACTGTCAAACAGATACCGAATCCATTCATCCGACCCGCGTTGGATTATAACCGCCAATTTATTCTCAACACACTTGCATCGGAAATACGTGCAAGCATCGAAAAATATCGTTAATTAAACTATTGGAGCTATCAATATGGCTGATAAAAAATCATCCCCTGAATATGCAATGCTGCCTGCCGGCACTATCGTTAAATTTGGTAAGCCGGGTGATACCGTTGAGCAGATGAAAGCACTGGAAAACTGCAAAGCAACAGGCGCAACGGGGCTAACTGGCGGGTTTGTTGATTGCACTACGCTTATCGATAAAAACAAACAATCAATCTCCGATTTACCGGATGGACCTGAAAAATCACTTGGGTTTATCGATGATCCAGAGAATGCGGACTTTGCTGCATTTTTGAACGCTGCGAATGCCCGTGAAGTCGTGCAGTTTTACCTTGAGCTACCTAACAAACGTACAGCAACCATGATTTTGGCATTATCAGGCTGGGAAATGAATAGCCTTGAAGCACCTGCGAATGAGGTTATCCAAATTACTGTAAAAGGTAAGCAAAATAACATCACATGGGGCGTTGCCACTGCCGGAGGTACAGAATAATGTCTCTGAAGTCATCCCTCCTGAAACCTACTCCTCATATTGAAGAACATTCAATTTTAGGTACCAAAGTATTTCTACGCCGACTAACAATTGCTGAGCTAGATGAATATGAGCATGACCTTCAGGACGCTCAAAAAACCGGATTTAGTTCAGATGCGAGTAAGGCTGGCGCTAAGTTGATTTTAAAAGCGATTTGCGATGAAAAAGGCAATCCAATTCCTGAAGATGAATTACCTACAGCAGATGAATTAGTGACAGTACACGATACGCCAACACTACTTTCTGCGATGGCATTCGTACAAAAATACAGTTATGGCTCTGTTGAGGAAGCCAAAAAAAACTAACCAACTCACCCTATCTTAAGTTGATTTTCCAACTGGCTGACAGATGGGGTGAGCCAGATCCACGCAAAATAGCACAATTGCCTGCAGATATTATCACTCACTGGCAGGCTTTTTTCTCTCACGAGCCTGATCCTGAACCGGAACAAGGCGAACCCCCTCCAATAACCAAAACACCGCTTCAATCTAGTGTGGAAGAGCAGTGTAATAATGTCATGAGGATCTTAAATGGCTGACGTTGCAAGTTTAGCGGTTGCGTTACACCTCAACGCAGCCTCTTTTAAATCACAAGTCTTTGATGCGTATGATTCAGCGCGCAAGGAATCCCAAAAATTCGCACAAGCAGCAACGAAAGATGCGGGTAACACAGCGGAAAGATTATTAGCAGTGTCAGCCAGTGCCAGAAAGGCGGGTGCTGATTTATCTGCTTCTGGACAATTGGCGCGACATTCACAACTTGGATTTGCTCAACTAAGGAATGCGCTTACGGGTGTTTCCGCGGGTTCATCGGTAGCGACCAGTAGTTTAATTGGGGGTTTTATTCCTGCACTGGAACGCTCATTAGAGAACATCAACAGTGTCAAATTTTCCTTAGCAGAACAGCAGCGAGTCGCACAAGAAGCCGCGAGAGAGGCTATTAATTTATCTCGCGCCCAAATTGAAGGGGCACAAGCGGATAGAAAAAGCGCCCAAGAAAAAATCAATCTTGCAGCAAAGATGCGTGACGAAGCCATTGCCCGCAGAGAGCAAGCTTTTGCGCTCGATGAGTATTTAGAGCGACAAGTTGAAGTGAACAAGCAGCATGGTATTTCAGTCAGCTACGCTGAGGATCATGCTAAAAACGCACGCATTATCAGTGAGGCAAATATTGCCGAAGCCGATGCCAAGAAGCGAATGCAGAGCGCGTCTAATGCCATTATTTTAGCTGATAAAAGCGAGCTTGATGGTAAGAAAAATCTAGCAGCTGCTACAGTTCAATTATCCGATGCCAGCAAAGAACTAACCTTCTCACAGCGTGCAGCGGCGAATAGTGCCAGTTTGTTTAAAAGTGCATGGGGCATGATGGGGGGCGCTGTTGGTATTAGCATTATGGCGTCAGCGGGTGCCTTTACTTATTTATACTCTCAATATCAGCAAGCCGAAGAGCGCCAAAAAGCCTTCAATGCAGCCTTGCAAAAAGGCGGGTTAGGGCTTGTAACAACCGCCTATGATCTACGAAATCTAGCGAATGAGCTAGGTGGAACTGCAGAAGCTTATAAATCTGTGACTGCCGCAGCTAGTGCGGGTTTTTCTGGTGATTTATTGCATAAAGTCTCTGAGGTAGGTGCTCAGATAGAAAAATCTGGTGGAAGCGTTGACCTATTTATCTCAAAAATTGCGGCTTTAGGTGATCAGCCAGTCGCTGGGCTGCAAAAAATAATAGATTCAGGAAGAATCATTGATAGCCAAGCAATCGAAAGAGCCGCAAGGCTTGAACGAGAAGGTAAGGTTCGAGAAGCAGCAAATGTTGCAATGTTAGCCGCAGCTATTGCTGAAATGGAATACAACACCAAAACGGGTGCGCTAGCGGTAGAGCATAAAAATCGAATTAAAGAGTTAGACAGTGCGTATGCTGGGTTGCAGATGACTGTTAGAAATATCGATATGGGAGGAAAGGATCCTTTCATCGGTATGTATGTTGCTACCAAAAGCTTGCTTGCTGATAAGCTAAAAAAAGAGCAGGAGGAGCGAACTCAGCAAATAATCGACCAGCAAAATAAACTAACAGAAAACCTAAAGCTACAAAGTAACTTTAATGCTGCTTTTAACGCGGGAATAGATCAGCAAAAAATACGTTCTGAGCGCGAAAAGCAATTTAAAGATATGTTGGATAAAGGCACCATCTCTGCAAATGAGTATCAGCAAGCATTAAAGGGATTGGACAAGTTATTTTCAACGCCTAAAAAGGCGAGCGGCTCGGTCGTTATTGATGAAGGTAAGCAACGTGTCGAGCAGCTTTTGCAGCAAGGTGCGGCATTACATGCTCAATTAGTTGAAAACGAGGGGCTCACCGCATCAGAACGCAAACTTGCTTCCTTTGAACAAGAGCTGATTGGTTTACAGGGGCAGCATCTTAATGCTAGACAAAAAAGCATCCAATCCCATTCAGTAGAAATCCGCACTCAACTATTAAAAAACATCGAGTTAGAGAAAGAAATTAAATTTAAGGAGTTACGAAAAAAATTTGATGACCAAAATTTTGAGGTCATGCAGAGAACGTCAAAAATCAGTCAGGATGCAACAAATCAAATGTTGCAAATCACAATGAGCCAGCGTGCTTATGATTTAATGCTTGAAGAGCAGCGCATTCAAGATGATTTTAGGCAGCGGCGTTATCAATTAGATAAAGAAGTATCGGATAAAAAATCCCAACTCTACGTAGAGCAAACGGCATTTTTACTCCAAGAGGAACAAAAACAGATAGAAATTGTACGTCAAGCGTCGAAAGATAAATCTCGTAATCAAAGGGACGCTTATATGGGAATGACAAAAGGAGTACGAGATTTTGGAGATACAGCGGAAAATGTTTATGAGCAAATGCGATCTGTTAGCAATAATGCTCTTAGTGATATGTCCGGCATGCTAGCTAATTTTGTTACAACAGGTAAATTAAATTTTGCAGATTTTTCTCAGTCTATCGTAAACGAAATTACTAAAATGATTTTCCAGATGGTGATCTTTAATGCTTTAAGATCTGGGTTTACAGGCACACCTTTTGGTAGCGCTATAAACGTTACCACCACTCCTAATGCCAAAGGCAATACTTATGAGTCTCCTGGGTTAAGTGTGCATCGTAATAGCATAGTTAAATCTCCGACATTATTTCCTTTTGCTAAGGGCGGGGTTCCGGGGATGGGGTTAATGGGGGAGGCAGGACCGGAAGCAATTATGCCATTGACTCGCGGAAGGGATGGTTCGTTAGGTGTTAGAGTTCTTGGGTTAGAGCAACCGCAATCAGTCGCTCCAAGTATTGTTATCCATCAAACATTCCACGTTACTGGCAATGGAGATCAGGCTCTTTATGATGCAATGCAGGAAGCTGCAAGGATGGGGGCAAAGCAAGGTTCAGATGACGCTTTAGCTAAAATCCAGCGTGATTTTATAACGAGAGGAAAAATCCGAGGATCCCTTGAGAGGTAATCATGGTATTAGAGTGGCCAGAAGCCGTTGTGCCAGCAACAATGAACTGGCAATTAATCAGCAATAGCAAATCATTCACATCTGTTTTTACCGGAAGCGTGCAGACAGTGCGCTTCCCGGGTAGCCGTTGGCGCTGCACATTAACCTTTAATAATCTTACCGAGCAATTATCACGCGATCTAGAGGTTCTTATGGCGGCGCTTGATGGTGAAAGTGGTCGAGTAAAAATTAGCAATTGGTTGCGTCAAGGGTTGACTGGAAAAGGTGAAGCAAGAATAAGTACAGCCAACCAAACAGGCAAAATATTACAAACCAAAGGATGGATAGCCAATTCAATTATATTGCGTAAAGGCGATTATTTGACGGTTGGTAATGAGTTGAAAATGATCACTGATAATGTCATTAGTGACAAAGAGGGTAATGCGGTTATCCCTATTTCACCTATGTTAAGGTTTTCTCCAGCAGTCAATGATAAATTGGAAACGGTGCGTCCATTTGGAGTTTTTAAATTAACCAGTAATGATCAGGGTAATTTTCAATACAGACCGGGCGTCTTTTCTAATGTAACTATTACGTTTGAGGAGGCGTTATTCTAATGCTTTATCATCCATTTTCTAACAGCATGGTCAAAGCAATTAATGATGGGGCTGAATTAGTCATTGCTGCAAAACTTGATTTGAAGTCAGGGGTAACAAGAGCTCATACTGGGATTGGTAATTTGATTATCGCGGGTGAGGTCTATTTGGGGGTGGGTTCGTTAGGTAGCATAGAAACGGTTTCGGAAAATAACACCACAAGCCCACAGCAACTTATCTTGTCACTTTCTGGTTTTGACTCACTTTTAATTGCCGATGTTATGAATGAGCGAAGTCGTGGTAGAAATGTCAGTTTAATGCTGGTGGCTTTAGATGGTAATGGGAAACCCGCTGTAGCCGAAATTGTGTTCGCTGGACAAATATCAAATATTGGTGTGACTACGGGTAACAATAACGAAGTTACCGTGACGGTATCAAACCGCTTTGAGCGATGGTCACAAGGTTTGCCGGATAGATTCACGGATGAATCGTGGACAAAGAGGCATGCTTGCGATCGTATTTTTCGTTATGTTGCCCAAATGGCGGAGCGTGCTATTTATTGGGGGAGCAAAAAAGATGCACCTGTATTTATTTACAAGTGATATATAAAAATTATTTTTGTATTATTCTCTTGAATACAATATAGGAATAATTTCATGAACCTAAAAAAAATAAGTGTAATATTTTTTGTTCTATTATTGTCTGCCTGTACGGTTAATAAGCAAATGTATGCTGTTGGCGGAAGCAAGGCAGATGGAACAGTAGAAATGGCATATGATGTTGGGGCGTTTGAAACAGCTAAAGTTGATTTTAATGACGCACAGAACAAAGCAACTCAAAAATGTAAGGTATGGGGATATAAGAAAGCTGAGGCTTTTGGTGGGCAAAAAAATAATTGCCTTGCTAGAAATGGTTTTGGTAATTGCATGCAGTCGCAAATTATTGTCCCGTTTCAGTGTATTGATTGAGTTACATTCGGCTACCTGCACTTAGAGGTTTGCATTAATATATTAGAATCTTAATAACCACCTTCGGGTGGTTTTTTTATGCCCGGAGATCAGCAATGCGACATCCTAACTGGACAACCAGACTCCCTGAGACACTACAAAAAACGATGCAAAAACCATTTTCATGGGGTGAGCACGATTGCTGCTTATTTGCTGCGGATTGTGTGATTGCGCTCTGTGATTTTGATCCCTGTGAAAAAGTGCGTGGAAGATATAAAACTCGCACCGGCGCAATGCGTGTTTTAAAAACGGAGTTCGGTGATATTGAGTCAGCGCTTTTAAATCACTTTCTTGAAATTCCAGTTAATCAAGCAATGCGTGGCGATATCGTCATGTTTAACGGCGATGACGGGAAGACGCTTGGCGTTATATGGGCAAATAAAGTTTGGGCGGTTACCGAGTCAGGAGTAATGCCAGTTAATCATCAACCAGTCAAAGCGTGGAGAGTAGAGTAAATGGGAAAGACGGTCACTAACATTGTCTCTGCTGGGTTGATGATTGCAGGGGTCATCGCCACTGGTGGATTGGGTACAGCATTAATCGTAGCGGGTATTGCTGTGCAAGCTGCTGGTACCATGATCTTCAAAGATAAAATGCCATCGATGAGCTATCGGGACCAATCTGAACGAAAACAAATGCTACGCTCTGCGGTTGCATCAGAAACTATTATTGTGGGGAAAACGGTGTGTTCTGGTTTATTGTTTTTCGCAGAAGAAGAGCGCGGCGAACAAGATGAAAATGAACGTCTATTTATGGCATTAGCCATTGCTGCACACAAAGTTGATCACATCGGCAAGATTTGGCTGAATGATGATTTGATAGGAACTTTCGGCGATAAAGCGGGTTATGAGTTTCATAACTCCCGGACTGATTGTGACCCATACATGCTAAAGAATGCACCATCATGGAAAGAAGACATGATCGGGGATGGTCTGGCATGGTTACGGTTAACGCTGAAATACGATGCTGAAAAATTTCCGTACGGTGTGCCAAATGTCAAAGTAGAGGTTTGGGGGAAGCAGCTATTCGATCCTCGCACGAATAAAACAATCTGGAGCAACAATGGGGCGCTAGTCGTTCTCGATTTTTATCGCAGCTATCTTAGTGTGCCTGATGCTGATATCGATTTTGAATCATTCAAGGTCGCTGCAGATCTATGTGACGAACAAGTCGTTAGCCCAGAAGGTGTTGCCGAACCACGCTACACAATTAATGGGGCCTATGAACTTTCTGAATCTCCAGCATCGATACTCGATCACATGCACAAATGCATTGCAGCGGAGCCGACCTATGTAGCTGGAAAGCACGGGATTTTAATGCAGGCTTACAATGGTCCTGCAGTATTACGCATTGAACCGAATCAAATCATTGATACCGTTAACATCACGCCGGAACTGGCTTTACGCGATGCCACTAATGCGATTTATGGGACGTTTGTTGATGCTGAACAGTTGTACATCAAAACTGACTTTGAGCCTGTCATTATCGAAGAATGGATTGATGAAGATGGGTTAGAAATCAAAGAGAACATGGATTACAGGTTTGTTACTAGCCCATACCAAGCCAGCCGATTAGCCAACCTCTACTTACGTAAGAAGCGAGCTGGGCGCCGAGTTCAAATTAAAATGAACATGGACGGCTATGCATACCGACCAGGAGAAGTGATTTTATTAAATCTTCCCCATATTGGCATTCAAAATCTTGAGTTTCGTATTGCTGAATGGAAATTTCACCCGCAGGAAGGAGTTGATATCCTCCTCGAGGAGGATGGCGCTTATATTTATGAGGATGTGATCGGCAAGCCATTTGTTAGACCACCGTTTACTGTATTGCCGACGGGCGGCGTGGCGCCACCGTTAAACCTTGCATTTGTGCCAGTTAGTATCGGCGAGATTGTTCAGGGATATCTGAGTTGGAAATCAGCTGCTGCAGATGTTCGCTACAATACAGTGAACATTATACAAGATGGAAAAGTGGTTCAATCAATTCAGGTGCCGCAAGATAGGGTCGATTTGTCAGGCCTTGTTCGCGGATCCTATCGCGCTGAAGTTCGTTCAATTAATGCCGCTGGCGCCATGTCTGCACCTACCATTATTGATTTTGATATTCAAGCCCCACCTAAGCCTGTCAGTGTTGAAGTGACTGGCGGGATGTTCTCATTGACGTGCGTTCCACGTGCTGGTGAATCCGCACAACACGGCTATACATTTGAGTTTTGGTTCAGCGACAAGAAACTGGCTAACACTAACGATTTGGAAGTTACAACAAAATCCAGCCGGTTAGGGCAAGGACAGTTCTGGACGAAAGAGAGTTTAAAAGCAGGCACTGACTATTGGTTTTATGTTCGAACAGTAAACAGTTACGGTAAGTCACCATTCGTTGAAGCCGTTGGGCAAGCCAATGCACTGCCTGCGGATATCATCGATGAAATGGGTGGTCAATTCATGACAACTGAAGCTGGCAAGCGCTTGGAAGACCAGCTTAATTGGGTCAATGAATCTAACTTGATACAAGGCTCTGCAATATTCGAAGTTCAGCAAGATTTATTCACTAAGCATGGTCAGTCAATGGCGCAAATTAAGCGCTTGGACCGGGTGTTTGCGGATGCAAATTTGGCATGGGCTCAATCTATTGTTGAAGTTAATGCATCAATAAATGGCGTTAAAGCAGGTGTTATCAAGAATGACCAAGCCATTGCTGATTTAGACAAAGCATTTTCTAAATCTGTCACTGAATTAGAAAGCTCAATTGGTGAAGTGAAATCCGGCGTTGTTAAAAACGATCAGGCTATCGCGTCATTAAACAAGTCGTTTGCGGAATCACAAACGCAGGTTCAGTCAAAGCTTGATGAACAGATGGCGATTGTTAATACCAAAGCGACAACTGAATTTACTGCTAAAGGTGAGGGCTACGCAACGTGGGATGTGAACGCCGGGGTTTGGTACAACAAAACATTCTATAAAGCAGGGATGGTTATTAGTGCCGAAGTGAAGGCAGGAAAAGTCAGCACTTACATCGGATTTATGGCCAATAACTTTGCGTTTATTAATCCTTCAAACGGTGAGTTCGAAACGTTTATGTATATGAAGAACGGTCAGATTTTCATGAAAGAAACGTTCATCGATAAAGCGTGGCTCAATAGTGTGGTGGTAACTGACAAAATGACGTCAGCAAATTACGTTCCCGGTAAAGTTGGGTTTAATATCGACGCTAAAACTGGGGATGCTGAGTTTAACAAACTGCTCATCAGCGGGGATTTTAAAATCGTTGGGGATGCAGGTCGGGTGTTAGTCGATGGTACCGGAATGACAGTCTATGACGAAAATGGAAGATGGGCCGTGAAAGTGGGGAGGCGTCCAGCATGAGTGATGATTACGGATTATTTGTAAATCCCAAGGATGGCGGTAAACCGATTGAAATCACTAATAAAACGTTTCCCCTTTCATTCATTAAAAAAATCACCGTCGATCCGTGGTCTGGCGATAAATACAATAAAGTGAAAAGCTTTAATATCCCCGGACTGTCAAAGTACGACGTTGTAATTGTGCCAATGTCAATATGTCAGTTTAATGCTTATGGTTATGTATCTAAAGTTTTAATTAGTAGATGGTGGGTGGATGGGGATACGTTCAGATGTGAGTATAGCCAGATAGACTGGGGTGGCGGATGGTTACCAGGTAATGATGGGGAGTCTCACTTTATGTTATTTGGCACCCTGAAAGATGTGCCTAAAAACACCTATGGTCTGTTTATTAATGGCCTTGATGGTGCAATCGACAATTTTAGGGGGATAACGCAAGAAAGTGATTTATCGTACTGTGTATTTAGAGAAAAAATTCGCTTAACTGATCGGCAAAAATGGTCAATTCCTACAACGATTCCAAACCGTGATTCTGTTTGTGTCTTTATGCGTCCAGTATCGTCAAGCCATGTTTTGAGATATGACAGAGCAAGTAAACAAGTTTGGTCAATGGGGGCAGGCGATGTCTATATTGTGATTTTCTCATACGGGCTCGATTTGCAGCCAGCAGATGGGCTAACTATATGGAATAGTGCTGGTAAAGTGACGTACAGCTCTGATTACGTCCCATTCGTTAAAAACGGACATCAACTCACACTCAATAAAAACTCAGCGACAAGCTCATTTGCGGTACCGATGTTCACATTTGATACCCCCAGCGCATGGGTTGTTGAAGAAAGAAATTCATACAACATATTTGCCGGCGGTTATAAAGTTTCTGGAAATAAGCTCATCGGTGCTCGTTTGTGGACGATTGGTAGCTACCCAATCTACACAGGATCATCGATGGATATTTATGACCAGGAGATTATCTTTGGTGGCAGCTACGCAATAGACTTCAACGACTACTTCTAAATACTCAATTCAACGATAAGCCGCGAAAGCGGTTTTTTTTTGCGTCTAAATTTTGGAGTTAATATGATTTATCAAACAGGTACAATCACAACTACAGCGGGTCAGACTAAAATTACCGGCACAGGAACGCGCTGGAAAGATAACTTAAACGGCATCTCAGAAGGCTGTCCAATCTCCTATCTCATCAATAACGTTGTGTACATGAACACCGTGTTATCCGTGAATTCAGATACAGAGATTAACCTCACTTACCCGGTACCGGTAGCAGCCACTGCAGCGAAGTATCAGATAGCGACATTCGTTCTGGACAGCATGAGTGACGGCGTTCGCAAGATGCTAGCGAATCAGCAGTATATCCAGTATTTCTTGCGAAATATGGACGCGTGGCTAACACAGGACGGCATTGTTGAAGTCAAAACACCGACGGGTGAAACAGTAAGGCTTGAGAGTCTTGTTGAGCTGAAAAAACAAATGGATAACAAGCTCGATAAAACAGGAGGCACAATAACAAAAAATGGTGAGGCTTTAACGCTTAAAAACACGTCTGCTAATCAATCCTTATTTCTGAAATTCAGGAAGTCAGACGGTACAGAAAGAGGGTATCTTGGCGCTCCAAATGACACTGACCGAATTTCCTTGGTTAATAGTACAGCAGGCACATCTTTGACATTATCGGAAGATAAACGATTATTGTGGCAGGGTAAAGATGTTCCTACGCTAGTAAACCCACAAGCTCAAGATACGGCTGTTCAATATGCAACGCCCATGTGGATTATTAGATCTAATGGGGTGAACGGCGAATGGGTTAAAATTGCAAAAATAGGCGGGGCTGGGTCATCCTATGGTGGTTCACGCTATCTCTTTACATTAAACTGTACAACATCTGGATTTTCATCCCAGAGCAATTTCCCAGCGTTTGCACACCTGTCTATCACAATAGGTAACGGTAGCAACCCTAACAGAAACGTAGAGGCATCATTTATAGGGCTGGAAGCCTACGGTATCAACAACAGGTCGCCAGTTCGCATTCGCCAGCTTTCAGCATTCGAGGCAGAGGTGTGGGTCGGAATAGGCTCTTACTCAAGACTGAGCTGTTCTTGTATAACTTACGACAGCATGGTGCCTTATTCCAACGTATTTTTAAACGACATCCTATTACTGGACAATGGGGATAAATCCGTATATGAGGGAACTAATAATTATCTATACGCCACAGCAAATAAATATGGCAACGTGGAAAGTAGGGACACGGTAAAAGTAACTGCGACCGGTAACTATCCTCGTGTAACTTTAACTAGATATGACGGGACGTACGTTAACCTAGAAGCGGATCTTCCCAGCAACGGCAACATGGCTAACCTAATTCACCGAAATCAAAGAGATGCAAATATCGCTGTTGTTGGTATTCCTAATAAGAGCGGTACGCTCTATAACACAGGTAACACTATTAAAGATGCTAACGGAAATCTTAAAGCCGCATCCCCAATCATTAAAGTATTCGCAGACCATATCGAACTAAACGATGAATCAGAGGGAATTGAACTCGAAAAACTCGGCACAGGGCGCTATAAACTCAAAGGCACTCTCGGAATGAACTCTGACGCATCGTGGGGTGGTATCCATGGCGGTCTAGTGGTACCGAATGGGATTAACAATTTACCGCTTGTCTGGGCTGATTTTGACGTACTACCAGACGGTGACATCATCATTGAAACGCGCTATAGAAAGCACACACTTCATCCGCGACTCGAAGCGCAGCGTCTAATGACTTATCCAGAGTTTCTCGATGAGAATAACGTTGAGCGTGAAGACTATGACTATTGCGATATTCCAAATGGTCACTGGATTGATGTTCGTGTGAATATGCCGAGTGATTCTATCTACAATCAGAAGCTATCTGAAGCTGAGAGGCTTGCTAAACTAGAAGCAGAGCGATTAGCTGAAGAAGAAGCTAAACGAGCAGCAGAAGAAGCGGAAAGAGCAGAACAGGAAGCTACGGAACGTAAACAATATGACCTTGGTGATAATGACACATTGCTATAATTAAAAAATAAATGCGCCAGCTTGAGTAGTTGGCGCACTCTAATCATTTATCGAAATACTCTACTTCCTCAGTTTCTTTCATTTCAGGTATCCAATCTCCATCATTCCAAATTTCTTCCAGCGTTTCTTCAATGTAGGTTTTCTTTTCGTTCTTACCAAGGCCATCAATAGAAACATTAGCTTGAGATCCCCAACTAATATCGATATTTAAATCAGGGTATTTGGGGTTCAATCTTTTTGTGATCTCATTTCTCAATGCGTCGAAAGTCCCCACAGGTAATTTACCTTTCATGCTTGCAGCGAAGCGAACTTTAATAGTAACCATCGTACATTCTCCTTGCATAAAGTGCTGTATATAAAAACAGTTAAATAATTACTGTGATTATATACAGTAAAATATTAATGGAGATCAAGAAATAAGGTAAAATTTATCTTATGGCTAAGAAAATGACTTCCCCAAAACCATTTAAAGAATATCGTTAAATCAAGAGGTTAAATGATAGTTGAAAATGGCATAAAACCAAGGGGTAATGCCATTTAAATAATTATGAATCAATAAGTTAAGTTATTATTAAGCGCATG